TCATATGTGCCTCCTTTAGGCTCTGGATATTCCACGTGGATCTTCAACAACCGCCTCAACCGCATCATCATTGATGATTCGGAACTCACGACCATGAATTTTTACCCGTGTACCGGCGTGTGGGCGGACTAGAATAAAGTCGCCTTCTTTACACCAAGGTCCGCTAGGGAACCGGGTTTCGTCCTTATAACAGTCAGGACCGAGCTTCATTACAAATAATGTAGTAGTCAGTAGCTCTTCGTTGTGCATAGTCTGAGCGGATTTAATTAAACCGCTATCGCCATACGTTTCTTCGATCTCAGGCACACCACAAAGGATGCGATACCCTGAAGGATCAGGTAGTTGTTTTGCTTTTTGCTCCGGTGTTTCCGGTAGTTCTGTTGCCTCATCCGGATTATCGGGGTTTGTGCCGATTAGGATTTCAGTCATCGTCGTTCTCCATGCGTTGTGCTGTCTCCAGCACGAGGTTGTTTGCGATCATAAGGCCGCGAATTACGCCAGTGGCGTGCTTATATTGGGCGTGATCGGGAGCCTTACCGGCTGCAAGATCTTCCACAATAATTTCTCTCTCCTCGTTGATTTTGTCCGCGAGGTACTTCAGTAGGTCTGTACTCATTCTTCACCTTGAGGCTGCTGAGTTTGTTGTTGCCGCGCTGCGCGGTCCTCTTGAGCTGCTTCACGGGCAATATTGATGCCCATCTCCAGCCCATCTTTCTGCTGTTGAGCAGATAACTTGTCTTTCTCGGAAGCGATTTTTGCTCCGACTTGCATGCCAGCGGTACGTTCTTGAGAGGCGATACGCTCTCTTTCCAGCTCCAGACGGTCGGCTTTCTCGGCTGCATCGATCTGCATCTTCTGAGCCTTGAGCTGAGCTTCCTGCTGTTTGATCTGCAGTTCTGCCTGTTGCATCTGGACAATTGGGTCTTGCTGAGCCTGTTGCGCTTGTTGAGCGGCTTGCTCCGCCTGATTCTTGCCAAGGACTTGTTGGGCTGCAGCGGCTGCGAGACGCGAAATCTCCAGCTCTGTGTTCTCGTCCATCTTGTCCTCTGGCGTTGGGTAAGGTACACCAGCAGCGTCTTCGATCTGCTTTCTGTACGCCATAGCGAGGTGTTGAGCCAAATGCTCTTGGAAAGCTGCGCCGATAGTCTTAGCCATAGGGCTCTGCTGAAGCATACCCATCATCTTCGGATCTTGGGCCGCCGCCATATGCACAGCGATATGCGCCTCATGATCCTGATACAAGAACGCCTTGACCGGCTTACCCTGCAACATGTTCATGTTTTCTGTTACTGGGTCGGTTGGCTTCTGGTCGTCTTCCATTGGAACGAGCTTTTCAGCGTTCTTTATTCCTAAAACTTCTAACATCTGCCGGTGTAAGAACGGCATGTCATAAAGTTGAGGTGCAGACTGCGCCATTTGCAAGACTGCTTGGTACTGAACGACTTTTTGCGCCATTGTGGCCGCATTTGGGTCAGAAACAGGGATAACTTCAACCTGATCGTAGTCAGCGCCACGGTCCATAGCCTCGCCTGTGCTTGGCTCGTATGTGTACTCATCGTCGGCATAGTCACGAATGACGCCTTTCAGCAGTTTAAGTTCCTGCTTCATTGAGTAATGGATGCGTGCCTGTACCGCAGACATGATCTTGAGCGTGCGCTCAAGGATTGCCAGAGTAGTACCAACAGGAGCCTGACCAGACATGTCAGAGATCTTCATGTCAGCCGCAGAAGCGAAGCGACGGCCTTCTTCTACGATCTTGTCGAGCAACTGAGACAGGACCATTGACGGCTCTTTATATGGGAGCGTCATGATGTTGTCTTTGATTGTGCCCGAAGCTACGTCTACATCACGAAACTCCGCTGGGGAGATCGGGGTGTCATCTCCTTTAACTCGTAATCCTTTGGTTTTGAATCCTCCGGGGAGGTTGGAGAGGGTTCCCGCATCAACAAGTTGTCTAATGATTGCGGTGCCGGACTTAGCGAAAGCACCAACCAGATGAATAAGACCGAAAGCATAGAAGCCAAAACCGGGTACATAACTATAATGAACAAAATGGTTCCGCTTCTGCTTGCTCTCATCCTCTTGATTCCAGTTACGACGGACCGCGAGAATAGTCTCCGAATGCTTCTCAATAGTAACCACGTACGGTAACGCAATACCTGTAGCCTTGCCGTCTTCATCCTCGTCCTCGTAACCGGGAAGATCCAAGTCAACGTGCATTTCGAGAATTTTATGGCGGTCATCAGATGTGGCACTGAAGCCCATCTTCTCTGCAATCGACTTCTCTATATCATCTAATGTATCGCCCGGTTCATCCAGCTCTATGTCACGATAGAAGCCAGCGCTCTGTAACTTTTTGATTTCATTAGCAGTTTTGCGCATAACGTGAGTTACACGCTCGGCTGTCTCGATATTAGACGCGCCGTATGGCACCACAACGTCTTCCGCTGGCACGTAAGTCGAAGTCTGACGATTCAGGCTAGGGTCGAAGTACACCTTCTTGAAGGCATTACCGGAGAGGCCAAGACCCCAGAGCATGCGCTCATGCTCGGGGCGATACTCTACCATCTTCTCTGTGAGCTGGTAGTTCATGTCATCCTTTACACGCTTGGCGACTTCCAGTTTTTCAGGAGTTTCTTTCCCGATTACCTTGGTCTTTACCGGCCCCTGCGCCGGGAATGTTTCCATCATCGTTTCAGACTGAAACTTAACAAGAGCTTCAGACAGGAGAGGGTGGTAGACACCACAAGCACCGGGCCAAGGCTCTGAACGATCCTCAACCTTCATACCCAACAGCTCAAGGCCGTCTACATAAGTCTGCATCCAGTCGCGACGCGAACCAGTATCTTCTTCAAAGTCAGATAGTAGCTCCTCACTAAGAGCTGCAAGGGACTCTTCTTCCATCTCTTCTGCAAGATTGGCCCCGAACTCTTCGTCGTCCTGCATATTATCCGGGTCGAGAACAATCTCCATGTCCCCAACTCGGACGGTAACTTCTTCCGGATCTTCGATTTCGATCTCAATATCTGGCTCCATATTGGCCGCTTGGGCCATCATTTCATCAATCCCCATAGGGGCTTGGTTTACGGCTTTCTCAATTGCCATTGCTCAGTCCTCAGTAGTATCCAGCGTGCGGTCGTCTAAATGTTGGTGGGTCGTCTTCCTCGTCTAGCAATGTCCGTATGTATCCGCCACGGCGGAACCGCGCTAGAGCTAACGAAGTAGAGTCAACGTAGTCATCGTGCTCTCCCGAAGGAAAACTTGCAACTTCTTCAATGACTTCCTCGGCCCAATGGGTGTTGGGTGCCCACACTCTGCCACTGGCAAAAATGTCTGCGACCGCATTTAACCGGGTAATTTTGTCGTTCCCTTTCACTGGCGTGAACTCTTGGACCGGGATACCCATAGCCCGCATCTCGTATATCAGTGGCGCACCTGATGCTTTCTTCTCGATAATGACCCCGTCTGGCTCCCAGTCGCGGTAATACTCGATTGCCACCTGTTTCAGCCTCGGAAACTCCATCCGCTCCCTGAAGGCATCTAATAGTATGATATTAGCCTGTGGTACGCCGGTATCGTCGTCCTTGTAGAACACACCCCACGTAGTTAACGCCGAATAGTCGGCACGTTGTGACTTCTCGAACGCCGTATCCCACGACATAAGGACAAAATCACAGTGTGGAGGGCTGTCTCCTTCCCAAATCTGCCACCATTCGCGTTTGATGATGGCCGTAGCGTCCGATGTCGGGTTCTGTTGGTACTGAGCCATCCATTTTGAGTGTGGAAGTTCCTCTTGGAGGGCTTTTAGCTCTTCTTCTGACCAAAATTCAGGCCAAAGTGGCTTGTTTGACGGCAAAATTGCCGGAAATTCAATGACTTCCCACTCTGTACCGCCTCTTTCGGCCTCTGCCTTGAGTACACGAGCAGTAATGTCCTTCTTGGACCACCGAGTCATGACGATCACGATGGCTCCACCCGGTTGTAGACGCTGACGAGGGCCAGATGTGTACCACTCGTAGGTCTTATCGTAGATTTCCGGGTTTATTTCGGCCAGTGCAGCCTCCTGTTCCGAGTGAGGATCGTCAATAATCAACAAATCCGCACCTTTACCAGTCACCGCACCGCCCACACCGATGGCGAAGTAGTCACCACCTTTGTTTGTAGCCCATCGTCCAGCCGCTTTGGAGTCTTGCTGCAGCCCTACGCCGGGAAATATTTTGGCGTAGACTTCCTGATCGACCAAGTTCCGCACTTTACGACCGAACCCGACCGCGAGTTCTGCTGTGTGGGAGGTCTGAATGATCTTCTTATGGGGAAATTTCCCCAAGAACCACGCAGGTAGAAGATAGGAAGCGAACTCTGACTTTGTATGTCGAGGCGGCATGTTGATGATGAGCCTTTTACACTCACCCTTAGCCACCCGTTCAAATGCTTCTGCCATTTTTGCGTGGTGACGCCCTGCAATGAACGTCGGCCACGCCTCTTTCACGAACGCAAGAAACTTCTCTTGCGCCAGTTTTCTGGTTTTCAGGGACTGCAAGTGCTCCAGCTCAGCCAAGAGCTTCTCTTGCTCCCCCGGAGTTAAGGCCGGAAGGATGCTCGGTATATCCTTCAAGGATATATTTTCTAGGATGTCACTAGCTCTCGCTGCCATTCTCTAGATCCGCTGCAATACCTGTTAACTCAGGCTCTGTGAAGACCCCAAGCTCCTCATCCAAATCTACGCCCAGTGGCGTCACATCAATCACATCTGCGTTCAACAGGCGTTTGACACGCTCCTTGATCGCATTTTCCAGATCCTCTGGATTCTTATAGTTGATGGTGACTTCGCTTCGTTCTGTAAATAACCCGATGTCACTATGCTTACCAAGGAGTTCCAGCGCCTTTAGCTCATATCTGGTATCCCCGCAGTTGGCGATCTCCATCAACTTGTTAGTAATAGCAGACCGCGCTTCACCGACATCTAGTGCAAGAGAGCTTCCATACGTTCTTAGGAAGGCTGCGGCAGCAAATGCTGTGGTCTGGTTTGTCAGATTCTTTGTGCTTTTGTCTTTTACGACAGCTTCAAGCAGCTTCTTTTCGCGCTCAGCGTCTGCCTCAGATATTTCGAGAGGAGCACCAAGTTCAGCTTTTAGTTCAGCCGTGTTACCGGCAACCGCCAGTTCTTCTAACAGGGTAGGGACAGTGTCGTCCGAAGTGTCATACGGAACGGGCTTGTCTTTTGTAGGTTC